TGCCATCGCGGATGTCTTTCTGCGTCGCATCCCATTCGTCAAACGCTTTGTTGATCGCGGCCGCGCTGATGGCGATGGACGCCAGCGCGATGCCTGCCGGACCAAACGTAGCCAAAGAAGAAGCGCCGCCCGCCCCGCCAAGCGTAGCCAGAGGTGACGCCAGCGATCGTCCAGCCGCCCCGCCTGTTGCCGCCGCTTGTGCCGTCGCACCAGCGACCAACCCGCGCTGCATCCCCATCTGCATCGCAAGCTCGCGCGTCTGCAACCGCTGCAACATCAGCAACTGCGCCGACGCCTTGGCCCGCGTCGCATCGCTGACCAGCGTGTTCCGAGTAATGGCCAGCAGCGACGCACTTTCGGCGACGTGCCGCTGCTCCAGGGCCAGACGCGCCAGCGTATTCTGCGCCAACACACTGCCCATGTCGGCCTGCTTTTTCAGCAGTTGCATCCGACCGGCCGCAACGGTTTCCGTCGCCTGCTTCTCACTTTCGACGTATCGCCGCGTGATGTTTTCCTGAAGCGCGGCCGCGCGCTGATCCTGCTCGGATCGAATGTCGTAAGCGGTTTTGGGAATCGACTGGCGAAACTGTTCGATGCTGGCGCGCGCGGATGCGAAGCCGTCCATCGTCGCATTCTGCGCGGCAATGATGATTTCGATTCGCTTCTGCGCCATGCCTCAAGCCCTCGACATTCGTTCCCGCCAGCGCCCCGTTTCCGCCTCGACGAACTCCACAGCGTCAAGGCACGCTTGTGTTTGATCCAGCCATCCGCCGCTCACCGGCCAATGCCCCTTTTCTGCTCGCTCCGCCGCAAGCAATGCGTCGAAAGATTCTGCGGCGATGAGTTTTCGCGGGCAACTTGTCGCCGCGATGATTCGGCCCGTGTCGCCGCATTTCACACACCCCTTACCGCCGCACTCGCATTCGAGGTACAGCGGATCGTCAGCCGTCGGCTCGTCTACGCACTTGCCGGCGCGGTGACAGTCTCGGCAGATGCCGCCGCATCGGATGGCGACGGCGAGGCGGAGTTTTTTCGTTCCTCCACGGTCGGCCGACCGGCAGCAAGTGCACCGAACAAAAACTCCCACAGGTCGCCGTAGCTGAGCGTGTCGGGTAATCTTGCCGCCTCGGGCGCACCGCCCCGCACGTTGCGACCGCCGACGAGAATGATCGCCGCCGCCTCGGCACATTTGTCGAGGCTTTCGTCGGTGCGATCTTCGCGCTCCAGGGCAAGCGCGGCATCGAGCAGCTTGCGATACGCGGCTGTCTGCCGCGCCGTCAGCACGCGCACAACGAACACCGGCCGCGTGGCGTCCGGTTCGCCGGCGTCGCTCGTCAGGGAAAACTCGACGGTCTGATTCGGGTCCAGGGCCAACGACATTAGAACCTCCTGTTATGAAACGGCGGCTTCGGTGATGGTCAGGCACGCATCGGTGCCATCGGTATGCAGTTCGATTTCGAGCGGGTCGGTCGCCTTGCCGTCGCGCTCGGCATCGTCCACCGTTGTGCGCTGCGCCGCCGGGCAATCGATCGTCAGCGCGTACGATCCGGTGCTAAACACAATCTCTAGCACCTCGTCCGTACCAGCGATGAACTTCGCCAGTTGCGCATACTGGGTTTCAGTTCGCATCTCAGGCGCGATGCTCAGCGTCGGCACGCCGGCTATCGCGTGCATGTACGTGAGGCCGCTGGCCTTCTCCACGTCCTGCCGCGCGGCGACCGTGGTATTGAGGTTGAGGGTGATGCCGTCGATCTGTGCGATCGGCACGCCGCCGATTTCCACCGTCATGCCGGCAGCGCGATAGCCGGTGTCGGTGATCGGCGTAAACGCGGGGATCGCGGCGTCGGCCTGCACGTCGTAGATGCCCTCAAACTCCCAGTTGGCGCGCAGGCGCTGCGCCGCTCCGGCGCTGGTGAAAGTCACTTTGCCGCTCGCACCGTAGATGCGCTCGACGCGGCCACCTTTCCAGACGAAAAACGTGATCGTTTTGTGCGCGCTCATGTCGGTGCTCAGCACCGCCACGTCGGTTGTGACGACGCACGCGCACGCTTGGAGCAGGTCCATCGTCGCGTCGCCCGGCGTCACGTCGGTCGTGAACGTCAGCGTACCGGTCTGCATCCCCTTGACGCGCGGCAAGCCGCCCGTCTGGATCATGTCGATGAGGCGCTCGCCTTGCGCGAAGATCGCGCCGGGCTTCGCCTTGATGTCGTAGACCAAAGTATTGGCGACGGCGGCGGCGACGGCGGCAGCAGTGCCGCGCGTGGTTTCGACAGTCAGGCCGATGAGTCGGCGGCGAAACGCAATGGGGGGGTCGGTATTGGCGGGCATGTTTACGATCCTTCCTCTTGTGCGGTGATGCCGGGCGCGGTGTAGGGATTGCTCCGGTATTCATCGGCGATGATTGCGAAATTGACCACGACGAAAAACTGCGGCTGATTCTCGATGGGAATCGGCGCGGATGTTCCAGTCCACGTGACATCTACAGCCAGCTGCTCGCCGGTGTCGGCTTCGGTCAGTTCGGTATCGGCGAGCATCGCCGACTTGATCTTGGCCTCCCATGCGTTCGCGATCTGCGACGATGGCTGCGATTCGTTCCGGCCGTGGGCCAGCAGTAGTTCGATTCGACACGGGATGGTTACGGTCGTAGTCGCAGTCGATCCCTGTGCGGCGTTCGACGCGACTGTATCGTCGAGGTACACCACCGCCGACAAGTTATCGCCGGACTGGCCGAGCATGCTCCAGCGCTCGACCGTGCCGATGCCCGTGATGCCGTCGATGATCGCAAGCACGGCCCGCTCGATTCGTTCGCGCAGCGAAAGGTAGTCAGGCATCGTCGCCCTCCTTTATCTGCTGCTGCGCGAGGATGCGCGTCGTTTGTTCGTCGAGATTTTTCTGTAGCAACTCGGCCGCTTCGTGGTCGATCAGCGCCACAACCTCCGGCCGATTCTCGGCAACGTGCGGAACGCTCGGCCCCATCGGTTGAAAAATCGGAAGTCGCGATCGGCCGACGCGCTTGAACACACCCTCATATCCGCTGCGCATCCGCGCGATGAAAGTGTGCGGTGCGACGGTTCGACCGCGCTGGCCGATTCGATAGCTCACGCCGGCGCGGCGTTGTGTCGGGTGAAACTCGCGCAACGGAATGCGCTTGCCGGTGATGACGATGGTGCTGGCCGACACCTGATTGTCGGCTCGAATGAATCGCTGGCGAATCGGCGTTGTGGTAGCGCCTTTTTTGTAAAGTTTGTTTCCTGCGATGCCCAGGTCTTTCGCAACGGCGCGAACGATGCGGGTCCGAACCGTCGTTGTCGTGCGTCGTACAGCCGCACCGACAGCGCGCGTCACGCCGCGCGGAACTTCCTCCAGCGCAGCATTGATCACTCGCATCTGAGGATCGGAGATTTTTAGTTCCAGCTTTATCATGTCACGCCAGTTCCAGAATCCAAATCCCGCCGTGCCGTTCAGTGATCGACGCGATGCGCAACGTCTGGTCCTCGTCCTTATCGAGCCAGTCGCCGGGTACCGTGATTGTATCTTCATTCCGAGTCGGCGATGCAACGTCGGTTTTGAACACGGCGATCGTCACTTTAGCGCCAACCGTCCTCCTGCCGCCGTCGCGCGGATCAAGAATCGAATCGGTCGGGATCGCCTGGATCACTACCGGGTCGCCGACGATCGGCGTGTACGTCACATCCTCACCGAAGTAGCTGAGCATCGGATCGGCGGCAGCCTGCATGTTGTCATCATGCAAACTCACGCTGCGCCCTCCAACACTTCGACCCGGTCGTACTGACGCCACAGATCGATAAGCTCGCCCCATCGCCGATGCGGCTCCTGCTCGCCGTTCATTGCCAGCCGTCGCAGCGTGCCCTTGTAATGCACGACTCGGCAGTCCTCATTGAAGTCCGACCACGTCTGGTCGCAACTGTTCCAGATCGTGCATGGCAACTCGCCGATGCGCGCGACATGCGGAGCATCGAGCAGCGAATGCAGCGCCGCTTGATTGACGCCGCCGTAATGATCCATGCGTCTGCGCAATCGTCGCGGATCGCCCATGATCTCATCGTTGATCCGCAGCCAGTCGCGGAAAAACAATCGGCTGCGATCGTTCGCGCGGACGAACACGACGCCGGCGTTGATGCGCTTGCGGCCGGGCCGCACGGTATAGGCCACATCAAAGTCCAAATCGAACGCCGGCGAAAGGTCGCCGAGCACCAGCGTGTCGGCGTCCATGAAGATCATTAGATTGCCGTCCGTCTCGGCTTCCATCCGGTCGCACCAGCGGCGCAGCTTGATCGTGTTGTGCGCGGCAAGCGCGGGTACATTGTCGGCGATCGGGCCGTCCTCGACGATCGTTTCGACCGTCGCCAACGGACAGTTCCGCGCGATGCTGGCACGCAAAGCGTTGCCGAGCCGATGGAACGTTTCGCCGCTTTCCTCGATGACGATGGTGATCGGCAACAGATCGCGTTCGCCAAATGACGGCCGCGCCTTGTCGTGCGGGTAGTAGGCGGCGACACGCTTGCGGTCAGCGATGCTCATCACGTGATGCCGCAGGCCGGTCATGCCTGCGCACCACAGGAACGAAAGCTGGTCGCGGTGTGTCCACCGCTGCAACTCGCTCCACCATGCCGCCTCGAATTGCGCGACCGCCGGCGTCGCGCGGCGTACAAGGATGCCGCATCGCGGGCAACGTTGCGCCGTGTCAAGCCCGGCGTTGCGGTATGCCGAAACCTGCGCAATAGCCATGTCGGGGTGCGCCATGCGGCGTTCGACCACCGCGGCAAGTTCGTGGTCGATCGACCAGATACCGCGCGGTGTGTCGGGCAGCATCAGATCGGCGTCGGCCGGCATGATCGCCAATACCTGATCGACCGTCATTCGCATCCGCATGTTGCCGTCGTGATAGATCGTGACCGGCGCATCGGGAAAATGCAGACGCGAGTTGATCTTGTAAAAGCGGTTGGCCATCGGCGGGGTCAGTTCGGGATGGTTGACGCGCCTGATTTCCCACACACCGTAGTCCGGCTGATCGGTGTCGGTAAAGCAAACATACCGCGCCGTGCTGTCCACCACCTGCGGCTTCGTCAGCGCGTCATACCCGCCAAAAACAGCCGTATAAATCACCGGTTTCAATTCATCCTCGCTTTGCGAATCTGTGCGTCGAAGTCGATCGGCTTCTCGTACCGGAAGATCGCCGGGCCTTCGGCTTCCATGTCCCACAGCGGCGTAAACGCATTGCCGCAGTTCGTCACGAATCGCCGCTGCGCTTTGTACCGGCATCGCGTCGGTACAGTTTTTTTGTGCAAGTAAAACCAGTAATCCATGAGCCCGACGATGGTGACGCCGGGAATCCATGACGGGCCGAACTCGCGGAGCACGTGGCGCAGCGGCCGGTCGCACTTCGCTGCGTCAAGAATGAAAATCTCGATCGGCTCGTCGATCCACTTTGCTTTTTGCGCTTCGCCGCGATGCGGCTCGATGTACGAGTAGTACGGCAGCACATTCTCGACGAACAGCGGCGTCAAGTCCTGATCGGCTTCGATGTCAATCCCACGCCGGCGCGCCTTCTCAACCTCACCGTGATCCGCGCGCCACCGATCATAGCAATGCAGAAGCCGCGGCGAATACCCCGCGCTCGCCAACCCCTCACCCAGCGCGGCGGTAGATGCTCCGAGCCAGCAGCCAATCTCAACGGCAAGGCCGCGACCGGACCAGCCGGCGCCGACATCGCGCAACCGATCGAGCACCGGCCGCGATAGCATGGTCGGAATAGACTGGATCACGTCAGGCATGGCGATTCTGTTCGTTCGCAGATGTCCGCGTAAATGCGCCACGCATCACCGCACCAATGCCGGAGCATCGCGTAATCAGGATCGGGCGTGTATTCCTGTACGGCGTGCAACGGCGAAACGCGACCGGGCATCCCCTTGATGCCGACGTGTAGATGCGAATCGCCGGCTCGATCAAACCAGAGAAGGCGCGATCCAGCCCAGTTCTGCCACAGCCGCTTATCGACCGACCAGTGATCGTCAGCGGCCGCGCACCGCAGCGCATCGAACGCGGCCGGACCCTTGATCGACGTACGGCAGAGCGCGGCGTAGATGCGAGCCTTAACCCGCTTGTAACCGCGCAAGCCGATATGCCAATACTTCGACCCCGACTCGCCGACAACCTCATGGCAATCGAGCCAGTCGGTCACGGTGCGCAGATAGTCAGGGCCGTAGTAGTCGTCATCCTCGATAATGCACAGCCGATCGTCAGCGCCGAGCGTGCCGATATGAGCAATCGCGGTGCGCAGATTCAGCGAAAGAGTGTGCGGCGGATCGGCCTTGCCATCGGGTTGACGACGAATGACATGCTGCCCCATCGTCACCGGCGTGGGAATGTCGCCGTCGTCAACGACGATCCATCGTGACCACGGAGCGTCGCGCTGTGCGGCAATCCATTGCTCGCACAGCGCGAACGCTTCGGGCCGTGATCCGGTAGGTGTTAGCAACGTCAGCATGGCGCGCGGCTTTCATCAGGTGGCGACCACGGACTGATTAAGGTCAACGCGCACGACGGTCTGACCGCTGGTTTTTGCGGCAACAGCGGTGCCGAGGTGGTAGTCCCCGGCGGCATCGGCGACGGCCAGGTTGCTCGAGTCGTCCCAGTCCACGTCCACGCCGGCCGAGAAGGTCGTGCCCGACGCCGACAGAACATCAAAGATGCCTTCCGTGTATACCGACCCTTTCTCGCTGGCCGCAAGATCGGCCTTGACGACACCGGCGCGACCGTCAGAAAGCTGGACGATCGCGCCCGCGAGGATCGCGCTGCCGGCGGTGTAATCCTGCTGTCCCGCATTCTGCTTGAAAATTGCTTCGATTGACATTGGCTTGTCCCTTGTGAAACGGTTGTCTGTTCGATCAGTTACTTCACCGGCTCAAACCGAGCCGGGTTGACGCATTCATGCCGCGAGCGTTTAGCTCGTGCCCTTGCTGCGAACGATGCCGCGATAGTCGATGGCACCGACGCCGGTGTCGTGATAGACCCACCAACCGAAGCCGAGCACGTCGGTCGGGTCCTTGCGTTCGACGATCGGGTTCTGGTTGCCGCGCAGGAACGCGACGATGATCGACGGGATGCGGCGGCTGACGAGGTACCATGCGGTCGTGCCGTTGGTGCCGGCATCCAGCCGCGGCTCGACCACCACCTGCACCGTGCCGGCGTGGATGTTGGTGCTGCCCTGGAGCGCCGTCGCCGTGCCGTCGATCAGCATGGTGCTGCGCACCAGCGTCAGAGCGTCGTTTTCCAGCGCGGCCGGAACGAGCAGCACGTCGGCGGTGGTGTTCAACTGCGTGTTGCCGTGCTTGAGCAGCCGCAGGGTTTTCTTGAGCACGCCGAGGTTCGTGGCCGACAGCGGATAGTTCGCCACGTAGTTTGACTGAGTGCCGCTCGCCGGCAGGTTGGTATGGCTGGCGTTGAACAGCGCGATGCTGTCCTCGTTGAGCGTCGGGCCGACGCCGGACGCGCTGATGAGCAGCGCGTAGCCGATGTCATCGACGTTCATTTTCGCCGCTATACCCAGGTCACCGGGGATGCGGGCGAACGCGCCCAAGTCGTCATTGATGAAGTCGCGGCGCGTGACCGAGAATCGCTTGCCGTAGGTATCGGCCTTGTACGTTTCGGTCGTTTCGGAAAGCGTGTCGTGCTCCATCTCGCCGCCGGCACCGACCTTGACCATGCTGTTGAAGCCGGACATGCGGATGTTCGTGACGGTGCGGAAGTCGCGGACTTCACGCGGCTGCGCCCACTGCATCAGCGTGCTCGGCGCGGCTTCGTACGCGCCCTGCAAGATTCGCTGGAACGATCCGCCGAGCAGATTCGGCAGGCTGAACGAACTGATCGCGCCGTCGCGCTGCATGTCGATCGACTCGCGGAACAGCGCATCGGGATCGTGAGGCACACGACGTCCGACCGCATGTATCGCGGCGCGGGCGATGTCCTGCAACCCCATGCCCTGGAAGTCGCGCGTGTTGGCGACGCGCTTGGCATCGTCGATCTTGACGCCGCCGCGGATCACGATCGAGTCGATCATGGCGGCGCGCATGCCTTCCTGTTGGTTGCCTGTGACTTCGACGCGCTGGACAGGCGGCGTGGTTTTCTCGCGAATGTGCTTGAGGAACTCGGCCGATGCGCGGCCCGTGTCCCATCCCTCGCTGATGGCGCGGGTGAGCATTTCGGCCGGGATGTCCGAGCCGGCCAGTTCGGTCAGCG